GTAGTACCGCTTCACTCAAAAGATTGTGACTTCGACTTTCTGTTTGATGCTCATGGTCTGCGCTTGAGTGATGACTGCTTTGGATGGTTCACTGGCTCGGACTTCGACTTCGTAGCCTAGGTTGTTGAGCAGTGTGACCACATCGTCGTACTCGAATGCGATGGTGTCCCATGCGTCAATGTAGTGGATGCTAAGGCTGTGTGCTGTTGGCTCACTCATGGCTGGCTACTCCGTAGGCTGTGTCGTGGCAGGTGGTCATTGCGTCTGTCCAGAGGTTCATGTCTGTGTTGGGTGTGTAGTTGTATGCGTTGAGGCAGAGTGTGTACACATGTTCTGGGTTGACTGGTTCGAAGGCTCCCATCATGTTGCCGATGATGTATCCGGCTGTGAAGATGAACATGAGGGACAGGATGGTGAGTAGGACTGGTGCTGCTTCGCGCAGCTTCTGCTTGGTGTTGATGATGGTCATGGTTAGTTCCCTGCTTTCTTTGTGGTTGTACATTATTAGTACGGGTACTCGGTCTTCGGCTTAGCTGCCGACCTACGAGCGTTGGTCTTCGCTGCCCCTAGTCTACCACCGTCTTTGCGGTTGCATCCTTTGTGGGCTGGGCCTAGGTTGCTGAAGTCATCTGAGCCGCCTTGGCTTACTGCTACGATGTGGTCGATTTCCCATGTCTGGTCTGGGTAGACGGGCCAACCGCATTTGGTGCATGATGCCTCACCTGCGATGATGAGGGCTTTGAGGATTGGGCGTACGACACGGGCGACCTTGAACCATTCCTTACTCTGGTGGTGACTGCTCATGTGGTTTCATCCATTTGGCTTCGAGCTTGTGGGCCTTCGTGTATTCTTTCTCGAAGGTTCGTCTGCGTCCGTCGTGTGTCTTGTGGTGTTTGACTGCTGCGTCTACGGTTAGTACGGGTGATTCATATGGCCCCATTGTTCGCCAGCATCCGACCATCCCGCAGTAGAGTATTCCGTACTGGAGGTCGATGGTGAGTTTGCCTTCTTGGATTTCCATGTACCTCTAGTATAGCAGGTTTTTCAGGTCAGGTCTAGAGCACTGCTTTTACTACAAACCGTTTACGCTACACCACTGTGCTCCTACGTCGCACGTGGCTGTCGTATAAGTTATGCGACATATGCAACATCGTTGAGTTTCCGGGGTTTTTTAGCCCTTTCGGATGCAACTTATGCGACAATTGCGATTTCTGGTGTGTCGCATAAACCTAACCGCCTCGTTCAGTTGGTACCCAGTGGGAGGGTGTAGAATGGTCTAATGAACGAATTCGATTATGACCCGTACACTGACCCTGCTCTAGCGACTGAATGCGAGGGCTGTAGTTAGTCCGTATTAGTACTGCGTTAAGGCCACCATTCTGCTACTGTAGACGGTGGCCTTACGTATGTGCTATACTTATAGAGCCGGTACATTTGACTGGCAGAACTAGAACAGAATGGAACACTCTTATTATGAGTTACCTAGCAGCCGAATTCTTCCCGGCTAACGATTCCAACCTCCGCGTGCAGTCCACCATCTTTGATGAGGGTGACACTGCGACCATTGTGGTGCAGCCTCTTGCAGGCTATGTGCTGCTGCGGGACTTCGATGTGAAGGGTGCTGAGAACTATCTGGTACCCGTCAACGAGCATGAACTGTCGAACCAGTATGAGGGTGGTTGGGCGGCTGACCTGCTCAACGACTTCCTGCATGGCCGTGTTAAGTTCACTGACCTGCCTATCTCACCGATTACCTTCAAGGCAGCGAACGGTGGTCGATAACATTGGACAACAAGGAACTGGCTCTGAGCCTCGCAGCGCAGGGACTGTATGTCCTGCCGTGCAACGACAACAAGCTCCCGCTCCCCGTTAACGGTGCGTCCGACGCTACCACTGATGTGGCTACGATTGAGAAGTGGTGGGGCCAGAACCCCGGCGCTCTGGTAGCTGTGAATGCTGGTAAGTCTGGGCTGACACTGCTCGACATTGACATTAAGCCTGATAAGGGTGTCAACGGTCACGATGAGCTGTCGGCTGCTGGGTACACGCCCACGGACACTTTCCACTACACCACGAAGTCTGGTGGTGAACACCGCTGGTACGCTGGCGGGGCTGACCTGCCTCAGGCTCTGGACTACATGGATGCCAAGGGTACTATCCTTGCTGGCATTGACCGCAAGTCCGGCAACACGTACGGCATCTGGTGGTCTGATGAAGTGCCTGAGTTCTCAGCCTTCACGCCCGTCCCCGAGTGGTTCACCTTCAACCGTGCTACGGCTGACCGCGCTGAATTCGAGGGCACCGCGCAGGAGTGGATGGACACTACGGGTGCTGGAGAACCAGACAAGTACGTCCTCGAAATCATCAAGGACTTCGTTGCGCCTATTTCCGGTCATTCCACCCTCATTTCCGCTCAACTCCGTCTGGTGAAGCTTGCCACCGAGGGTCGCCCCGGTATCGCTAAAGCTCTCGTTGCTCTCCATGATGCTTGGCTCGCTACCTCTCATGCCTCTGGTGACCCACAGGATGAGTGGGACAAGGGACTGGCTGGTGCTATCCGCAATTACGGTAGCAAGACAGAGACTACCACAGAGGGTGACGCTGAGTCAAGCACCAATCCTATCAAGGTGCTGTCGCTGGCTGACCTGCGTAAGCGTCCCCAGCCTAAGTGGTGGGTGGATGGTCTGTTCCAGCAGTCCACTGTTGCCATGCTAGCAGGTCGTGGTGGTATCGGCAAGTCGTTCATCATGCTCGACATTTGCGCTCGCATCGCCTCTGGTGTCCCCGACTTCCACGGGCAGAAGGTCAAGCAGGGCAAGGTCATGTATGTGGCTGCTGAGGGTGCTGACACGTTCATCAACCGTGTTGCGGCTTGGGAAGACCACTACGGCTACACGCTGACTGAGAGCAACTTCGGACTCATTGAGTCTGGTGTGAACCTCAGCAACGAGCAGTCTGTGGACAACCTGATTGAGCGTATCAAGGAGAACGACAGCGACTTCATTGTGCTGGACACCTTCTCGCAGCTTACCTCGATTGACTCGGAGAACGACGCGAGCCAGACCAGCAGTGTTATGAAGGCTGCTCTCCGCATCCGACAGGCACGACCGCTCTCCACTGTTGTGCTGGTTCACCACGCCAACAAGGCCAGCAACAAGTACCGTGGTAGCTCGGCTATGCGTGACAACGTGGACACCCTGATTACGGCAACGTACATCAGCAAGACGGCAACGTCGGGTGCGTTCATGCTGACCACGGACACCGAGTACGACGGTAAGCAGCGTAACGGCAAGCCGATTGAAATGAAGGGCTTCGTCCTCTCGGACAACAAGAAGTTCGACACGGCTGTTGTGACCAAGGGCAGCGCCCACTCGTTCGAGTACGACACTATGATGGTCGTCCTGAACGACGGCAACGAACATGCCATGAGCGAGTTCGTGACCGAGTGGAATGCAGCCGACAACGGGGAGCAGGTTGAGGACGGTGCGCTTCGTGCCCGTTTCCAGCGTGTGCTTGACCCGCTGCTGGAGTCTGGCAAGGTCATCAAGGTAGGTACCGGCAAGGGTACCAAGTACAAGTTCATCTTCTAATCCCACCCATGCGGGGGATGAGGAGGAGGCTCCCCCGCTTCTTAACAGAAAGCGTAACAAACCAATGAGCAACAACGAATGGCGTGACATGAACCGCATCCCCAAGGGCATGAGCGACTTCAAGCGCTGGTTCCGACCAGACGGCGTGAACACCTTCATCAGCCCCAGTGATGTGGATGGTATCCTGCACACCAAGTTCGGCAACAGGTTCCTTATGATGGAGTTCAAGCCAGCTATGGGTGACATCACGGTTGGGCAGGGCATCACCCTGAACGGCTTCTCGGAGCTTCCCGGCTGCACCAGCATTGTGGTCTTCGACCCGTACAGCAGGGACACGAGCCGTGAGAAGTACGATGACGAGCTTCGCCTGCACATGTACATCTACAAGAACGGTGTCCGCACCAGCGTCACCGTGTCGGTAGCTGAATTCAACGAGGCTATCTCTGAGTGGTTCAACAATAAAGGCCCACTAGCCTAAGCCCAGACAAACAGAAAGCCCCCCGGTAGTTGGGATTCCCAACCGCTAGGGGGCTTTCTCTATGCCTTCTATCGTGTTATTGTTTCACCTGTCGTGGAGTCGAAGTTGTCCGGCTCTGCGAGCTTGTGGTACTTGTCCAGTTCAGACTGTAGGCGTGCAATCTCCTCGTCGCGCTTGGAGAGGTTGCCGTTGGTCTGGTGCTGAATCTGTTCAATCTTGTCGCCCTGCTTGCCCAGCATGTAGAACGTACCACCCGCGAGGGAGACGAGTCCTAGAATCTGGATGAGCAGTGCAGTGAAGGTGGCAGTTGCATCAGGCCGATACAACATGATGAATACGCCACCGATGAGTCCTAGACCAGCTAGGATTGCGAAGGTGACGAACATCGCGGTCTTGTTCATCTTTGGTATTTCTGTGTTATCAGTTGACATTATCCTTGCACCATCTTCCATGTTCCCGCGTCTCCGACATACGGCATAGCCATTTGCCAGACACCATTGACACCCACGTACACTTCGGCGGTGTGCCAAGCGCTCAGGTACCCCACCATCGTGCGGTTCCTTGGGATTGTCGGCAGCACCAGCACATTGCTGAGCGATGCTGTTCCAATGGGGTTCTTCCCATCGTAGGCTGCGGAGACACCGATGGTCTTGGTGCCGTCCGCATTGTGACCCACCACCGTGCTTCCAGAGGAAACAACGATGGTCTGCGGGCCAGCAGGGAAGTTGTAGTCCATGCCACCGACACTCAGAACGAGGCCGTTCACATAGGCGTTAGCTGCCGCATCATGGTAGTTGCGGAACGGTGTACCCGCTGCGCCCTTCTCCATACGTAGCTGCCAGTTGAGTGTGGTGGTGTTGTTGGCGATTGACTGACCCGCAACGTCAACCTGTAGGACAAGGTTGATGACAGCACTGGTACCGGGCGTTGTGAACCCGCCTGCGAAGATAGCCATTAGAGCGGCTTCAGCCAGATAGCGCCGTTGACCACAGCCGGTGTGGACACGCTGATGATGACCTTGGAGGCATCGAACTTCAGTGCGTCACCCGCGATGCGGGCATCCATTTCGACTGCAATCTCGTCGGCGGTGATGTTGATGTCGTCATAACCGACCTTCACGTCAGACGTGGAGGGTACGACGTGGAGGCCGTGAGCGGCTGCGTTGTCTCCATTTGCCATTATTGTCTACTTTCGTTAAGGGGTAACATACTCAGGCCATGACATGCCGACCGGCACATCATCCCATGCGTATCCGACAGGCTGAAGAACCCAAGCCGTCTCTGGGGTGTCCGTGAGTCCACGTGAGCGAACGTCCATGAGGCCATGCTCGTCACCGTCAGCGCTCCAGTAGAACGTGACAGCAGACACCACACCAGTCTGGATGGGTGTACCGGGCATAGTTGAGGACAGTGCCATGCTGGGGGTTGCTTCAAGGTCGAGGAGGGCTGTGAGGTTCTGCACCCGACCTCTACCAGTGTACCGCTTCAGGTACGCGGCAGCGGCTCCAGCACCGGGGAACGGGCGCTCAACCTCGATACGGGCAATCACGTCACCCGTACCCGCCACGTCGTAGGCTGTGTTGGTTACACCAGCGACAATCCACGTGTACTTGATGACCACACCTGTAGCCCACTGTGGTACGCCCTCAGAGGAGCGCACAAGGCTGATGATGTCGTTACCCTCCACCGCGTTGGTTGTCTCACCAACGTTGAGCAGACCCGGTACAAGGTACCCAGCAGGCTCCACCAGTCGCCACACACCCTGCTCGTCTGCGAACAGACGGAGGGCACCGGCCTGAATAACAGTGTCGAGGAAGTCCCAGTAGGTGTCGCCGGGGTTGATGGTCATAGCTGATGCGACGTTCTTCTTCCACGTTGATGTGGAGGCGTGAGCCGTTCCAGTCCATGCGTAGTCGTTCACAGCGGTGTCAGTGGTTGAGCCGTCGAAGTATGTTGGTAGCGTGGTGCCCTGAACTGCGATGAGGCCGTCCATGTCCATTGTCATGCCGATAGCTGCGGAAGAAGTACCACTTACACGGTAGTGCATACGTGCAACCGTTGCGGTGGCAGGTGCTACGAAGTTGATAATCTCGGCTACGCCCACGTTCGGGCCGGGTGTAATCTCTGTAAGAACCGTCTGGTCAACGTTCACCACTACAGCACCTGACGTGACATTGCTGAACGTGTACGTCAGTGTCGCACTTGTCGAAGTGGCTACAAAGGAGAAGGGGCGGTTTACATAGCTGGCAGATAGGGTCTGCGTGGCTCCGCCGAACCCCGTAGCTCCAACAACAACTGTCGTGGTTCCTGCACCGCTGATGGTGCGAATCTGGTCACTGATTAGGTAGGTCTTGCCAGCGGTAAGGCCGGTGATAGTTCTGCTAATAGACCAGTTGGCAGTACCAGACGAACGGGTGACAGCGTAGGCGTAAGTGCCCGTGTGAGGGCTTGTAGTGGTCGCTGCTATGCTTCCCGTGCCAGAGAAGGCCCACGAGTCCGTGCTGTTAGTGTCGGGCTGGGTGTACTTGTTGACGTTGACCGACCCCGCTGTGTTGCCCAGAGAGACAGTGCCAACCGTGCTGATGGTGGCTGCGGCAGTGCGCCATTCAATTGCAAACTGTAGACCTCCATAGAAGTTCAAATCCCACTTGTTGATAGCAAAGCTGTAGGGAAGACCAGCAGTGACAGCAACGTCGTAATACTGTCCCGTCGTGCTGGCAGTAGTCGGAGAAGCGGTCTGGGTGTAGCGGGACACACGAGTGCCGTAAGGGGTCGTTACGACAGGGTTCGTGATGGTTGCGGTACCGCCTGTGCCACCGACAGCTACATAGCCTGTGGTTGCCGTCTCTGAGGACGGGTTGGTCACAAGGTTGGTAGCAGCAAGGGTCTGGTGGTCTGTGGGGAGAACGTGGTCGTCTGTACCCGGCTCCAGAGTCTGTCCCGCGAGAGCAAGAATCTGCTGCGTAGCGTCACGCACAGACACAGTGGCAATCTCTACGGCTGTGGCGCTCGCCAGTCCAGCCTGAAACAGGAAGAACTCGTTGGTGTAGCCCGTGAGTGTTACGGTCTTGTTCACGTGGTCAATCTCGCGGTCACCGATGCGGAAGGCGAAGTCTCGTGTCTGGTCAGCCTTGTAGTCCTCAATCCACTCCTGCTCAGCGGACACCAGCACTACCTGTCGGGTGCGAGGGTCAATGAGTTCCAGAATCTCCTCAGAGGGGATAGGAGCCGTAAGGGTTACCACGCCGTAGGGTGCGTGCGAGTCATCAAGTGTAATACTGGCTTCAGTCACCTGAAGGTCGATGGGGTCATGCTCGAAGATTGCGAGGTCATCCCACGCCACGTTGGCTGAGATTACAGCGTTGCTGCGAAGCTCCAGAACGTGAGTTGTCTTGGTCGCCTGAAAGACGTAAGTGGCCTGAGTCCATCCAAGGGTGGTGGTTGTTACAGAAGCGCCGTGGCCGATACCTTCAACTCCTAGTACGGCTGAAGGGTCTGCGCTGTTAGGCTGGCGACCCCACGCAGTGAACGTGTAGTAAAGGCCGGGTGTGAACCCGCTGAGGGACTTGGTGGCGAATGGCAGGTTACCTACAGAGGCGTTACGGTAAGTGGCAAGCCCATAGGTGCCCGTACGTGCCAGAGAACCGGTTGGGCGGTTCATCAGGTAGGTGAGTGCGCCTGCAACCCAGCCACCTGTATCAACCTCGAAACCCTCAGTGTAGAAGACTGAGCCAGCAGGGGTAGCGACAGGCACCGATGCAGCGATAACGCTGATGCTCTTAGGTGTAGCCATTAGTCAGTCTCCTGCCAGTCAAAGATGACCCACCAGTTGCGGCGGGCTTCGTCATCGAGTTCGAGTTCTGCATCGCCGTCTAGGACGAACTGCATGTTGATGTTGGGGCGGTCGGTGGAGTCGAGAGTCATTTCGTCACCGTTGCTCAGGCCGTCTAGGAAGCCCTGTGCGATGTCCACGTCAGTGAACAGCACCTTCAGGTTCCCCTTGCGGAGACTGGAGGGACGTAGGGCGACTGCGAAGGCGTTGCTGCCGATGATGGGGTGCAGTACGTTGCGTCCTGTGCGGGTTGCGCTGTAACCGTCCACCTGAGTGGCAGTCCACACGTCTGAGCCGTTACTGATTGTGGTTGTCATTAGTAGTTAGTCCCATACTGCTTGAGTACACCGATACCGACTGGCACCTTCTGCTGCTTCTTGAAGATGTTGGCGAGTCCGCCTTCGAGGTTGGTGAAGTCACCGTAGACCGCGACTGTGGTGTCAACGTTGGTCGGCACACTGTAAATCTTGTCCTTGATAGCGTCCACGTCTGTGGTTGCCTGTCCAGTCTCAGCGTCGATGTAGATGACCGTTCCGTCAGGAAGGGCTGTCACCTTGTCACCGAACTCGTCAACTGTAGTGGATGCGCCCTCGGTGTTCTCAGCGGTCAGTCGCAGCGCTTCGGAGAACACGTCGGCCTGCTGTGCGCCTGCTGCCATTTCACCCTGAAGCTCACGGAGGCGTGTACCACCGGCTACAGCTTCGGATGCGAAGTCAATCTCCGTCTTGGTGAGGTCACGGTTGGCCTCTGCTGCCTCATAGGCAGTGTCAATGGTCTGCTGTCGTGCAGCCTCAGATGCCTTGGTTGCTTCTGCGAGCGCGTATTCGTTGCCTGCGAGTGCCAGAACAGCTACCGACACGCTAACGCCCCACTCTTCAGCAGCATCCTTGGCTTCCTGATAGCGGGCTGGGTCGAGGATGATTTCCTGTGCGCCAGCAACAGTCTGTGCGGTTGTGAGAATCTTCCCACCAGCGTCAACGTAAGCCTGTGCCCACGCTGCGGCCTTCTCACCGTCAGCCTCGGCTGCGTCACCTACGGATGCGATAGCGCTGCCGAGCAGTCCGACTGCTACAGCGGCACCACCGAATGCAAGACCCACAGGCCCAGCGATACCGGATGCGACACCACCAAGGGTTCCCTGTACGAGGTCGGTGATGGAGGTCATCGAGCCAGAGAAGGATGAGGTAACCTCGGAGAAGTTGGCTACGGCCTCCTGCTTGAATGCGGCAGTCTTGGAACCGGCGTTCTTGAGCGTGCTGGACGACATGTTGTCGATTACACGGTCAGTGTCCTTGACCTCACGAGCGAGTGACTTGAAGTCCTGCTCCATACGTCCAGTGGAGCGTCCAGCCTCCTTAGCGAGGCCGTCAAGCTCGTCTCCGACCCCTTCCAGAGCCTTCTCAACGTCGTTGGTTCCGCGTAGGAAGTCGTTGACGTTGGCTACGAGGGAGAGTTCAATGGGCTTTGCCATTACGGAGCCTTACCTTCCATTGCGTCGTGGAACGTGCGAACAACTGTCTGCGTCCACAGAGAGAGAATACGGGGAGCCATTTGTGCAATGGCGGGGTAGAACACGTACCCTGCACGCTTGTTCGGCTTGAACTGGCGCTGGGTGTGGCGGGTGACGTTGAACGTCTTGCCGCCCTTGCGGTGTGAGCGGTAGGTCTTGACGGCATCGCGCTTGGCACCGAACTCCAGCACTCGTGCGTTGATACGCGGGTCGAAGCCTCCTGAGAAGCCCGGCCCCTTCTTCGTACCCGTACCGAGTGTTACATTGCGGTCTGAGAGTGTGGTCTTGGTTGTGAGCGCAAGACCCTTGGACTCCATGAGGTCGGAGGCACCCTCGTTCATTGCCTTCTGGAATTCCGGCCCGATGACTGCTTGTGACTGCTGGCGTACCAGCTTACGCACTTCGCGGTTCGCCTGTGAGAGGGAGAGGACTACAGCCTGAATCCCTCTAGACGAATTGACATCGAGCCGGAACACAGATTACGCTGCGGGTACGAGAACCGGCTTGCCAGCAACACCAAGCGAAACGGTTGCAGTGGCGTAAGCGTCAACCGCTCCACCGATAGCACCCGGCGTGATGATGAGGTCAACCTCGAAGCCCACTCCACCAGCGATAGGCTCGATGACTGCGCTAACAGTGTCGCCCTCGTTGTCGAAGAGGTACTTGCCGAAGCTAGCTGCGCTCGACCAGTCCTGCATGAAGGTGATGTCCGCAGTCCACGTAGCCGTAGTGCCCTCAGAGAAGACAGCGGTTGGGGTCAGACCCTTGATGGTCTGGATGCTGCTGGACGGGGTGAGGACAACACTGGTTACAGCGGCCTCGTAGTTGTCGGTTCCGATGGTGATGAGGGAGTCCTTCATCACAAACGGGTTCGGAGTAATGGTTGCCATGATTAGTTCTTCCTTGTTGAGTAGGCGTTGAGTGTGATTTCGTATGCCGGGTAGTTGTTCTCGTTTACGCCTCTACGAGCGTCCGACCACTGGGTGTGTACCTTTTCATCAAGTACCTCCAGTAGCTCGTCCAGAGCGTCGTCTAGAGCGTCCTGAGAGCTATTCTGGGGCATGACTAGGAACAGTGTGAATGTGTTGTTGTAGAAGCCCAGTGGTGCCCCGTCACGAGAGACTGCGCTGCGGTTGAGCAGCAGGGTCTTCTTCTGGGGTTCGTCGGTGTTCTCGAAGTCTGGGAATACAGCCCAGTCCTTGCCAAGCTCAGCCTTCAGGCTGGTGCCCAGTTCCTTGCGAACCTGTGCCATACCCATATTAGCCCACCACCGGAACACCGCGCTTGGGGCGCAGAAGCTGCTTGATTACGTTGTCGAGCGGGTATGGTCGGAGCAGGAAGTAGGAGCCGTCATCAGACTGCGACGGGTCGGACTTGGCGCTGTTGAGAATGTTGCGTGCCTGCATAAGCTGCGCCTGTCGGTAGCGCAGAGGAGGAAGCTCGTCGTCCAGAAGCTCTGGAGCGTACGTCTCAATCTGCGTGCGTGCGATGGACAGAAGCTCGTAGAAGGGAACGTCTTCAAGCTGGTTAGACCATGAGCCACGTGCGGTGACGATGGTGTGCCAGCCTGTTGAGCCGTCCTCAGCCACGACCGGCTCAGCCTCGAAAGTCTCGAAGCCTCCACCCGTGTACTGGAGCGTGAGCTTGACTGGGTACAGCCCCTCCTCTGCGAAGGGGGTACCGGGAAGCCATGCACCCTGAACAGCGCCTCCGACGATGGAGGAGTTCAGGGCAATACCATCCACATAGATGATAGCGAATTGCACAGTACTAAGGTCGATGGGGGTTCCATCGCGCTCTGGGACAATGACAATGGGCTGCTTGGGGACATCGCCTACGAAGTAGCGCATGTGCTAATCCTTTCTTAGTCTGGAAGTTGGGGGCTAGGGCGGGCGGGGAACTAGTCACACCCGCCCTAGCGGTCTTGCTACTGCTTAGGAAGCAGGGATGATGCGGGCAAGGCCGTTCGCATCGTTGATGATTGCACCGATGTAACCGAAGACGGCCTCATCGACTCCACCCTTAACCATGTCCAGCGCGTTAACGCGGATAGGCGAACCGGGCAGTTCGAGCGCGGTAGCTGCACGACGGTCGGCAACGAGGACGTTACCAGTCGCAAGCTCGGTGCGCGGGATGATGCTGAAGCCAGCAGCGGAACCGTCCGTGAGGTCGGTACCAACAGCGGCGCTCAGGTACTCAAGCGTGTCGTCCTTCTTGGTGTACACGATGGACGCGAACACGTCCGGTGCGACGAAGGCGACGGTAGGCTTGCCACCAGCGGTGACAATCTTGAGCGCACCCTGAACAACAGCACCAAGGCCAGCAGGCGTTCCCACCGGGACGGCGAGAGCGGTACCCGAACCAGAGGCGGTCAGAACCTGTCCGAGGAACCATGCGTCCGACTTAGCGGCGTAGGAGTCCGCGTACGCTGCAAGCAGCGCTGCGATAACGTCGGTCTTGCCGAAGTCGTAGAACTCACGAGCGATGTCGTTACCACCAGCGAAACGCTGGATAGCTCCGGCAACCTCAGCCACGGTCGGAGTGGAGGTCGGAACGTTGGCCTTGTTACCAGCCCACGTGCTTACCTCAGGGCGAGTGCCCCACTTCCAACCCTTGACGGTCGTGTCGGTCAGCGGTGCAGTAGTGAACTGCGGGATGACGTTACGTCCGACAGTACGTGCCTGCCAGACCTCGCCAACGTACTGGGGAAGCTGGGGAACCATAAGGCCACCAGTGCCGTCGTACTTCACATCGTTCAGTGCAGCGAAGAGGGAGTCTCCACCCGCCTTGCGGATAAGCTCACCAGCCTCGTGGTCACCGTTGCGTGCCTTGTTCACGAGTGAGAACAGGCCATTGAGGGAAAGTCCCTTGTCGGCATCGCCGTTGGCCGAAGCCGTCAGGGTAGCCGGAATCGTAGCGTCTGCCATGATGTTTTCTTCCTTGTTTGTGTCTTCAATGACGAAGACGGTTTCGTTATCCTCAACGGTAACAGTGACCGTCTTGGGGGTTTCTGAGGCGTTCACGGTGATGACACCGTTCTCGTCTGGGTCGAAGGTGACAACACCCTCAACTACTTCTACATTGCTTGCGTCGTCAGCGCTGGTGTCCTCAGCGGCTAGGAGCGTTGCTCCTGCGAAGGCACCCTTCTCAACCTGAGCGGCACCGAAGATGCGGCCACCGACAGCCTTGCCACCACGGATGATGACGGAGGCTACTTCTGCTGAGAGGTTCTTGCGCTTACCGGACTGGGCATCAGCGAATGCTGCCTTGCCCTCGTCGGTGTCTGCCCACTTGAAGGTACCGATGATACCAACTCCCGGCTGGACACTGAGCTTGGTGACTGCACCAACTACGTCCTCGCGGACGTGCTGAATGTTGAGTCCAAGACCGGTGAGGTCAGATGGGATGGTGAACGAGTTTTCGTCGGCGGTGAAGATACCCAGATTGGAGCGGGCCTCCTCACCGAAGGGAACGAGGACACCCGTAGCTGTACGGTCTTCCTCGTTGAGCAGGAGGGTTCCTGCGTCAATCGTGATTTCTGCCATGTTTAGTCCTGTGCTTCCGGGCCGGTTGGGGATTCGATGGTACTCAGCAGGTCGCTGAAGTCGAATCGTACGTAGCTTCCTCGCGGTACAACGTTATCAAGAGACAGAGCCTGCTCGATGCTGTTAGTCCAGTACGGAACGCTGTAGTCGAAGACCTCGTTGCGCTTGCCCTCCTGCGTTGAGTAGGTGAGTGAGGCGGTGGAGGTCGAACCGTCGAGTAGGTTGACGGGGAGGTTGGTGTGATTGGCGATGTCAATACGCACATCGTTGCGTCCTGCTGTGAACAGGTCGGTGGCCTGTGAGCCGTCTGTGGTTACATCGACCTCGTAGGGGATGAACGCCACAGTGCCGTCTGGGTCTTGACGGGCTTCACGCACACCGGTCAGGTAGCCCTTGACTTCATCAGCCGTGAGGGTACCCTGCTCCTTCTGGTGGAGGAGGATGGTTGGGGTTGGGTTACGCACCCGACCTGCCCACGCACGCTCCATGTTACGTGCGCCGCGAATAGTCTCAGCACCGGTAACTAGGAGGCCGGGGCCGGGGCCGGGAATCCAGACCACTTCCCCTTCCTGTGCGATGTTCCCGTCTACGACAATCTTGCCGTCAGAGTTGACAGACCAGCGGTCGAATGGAAGGTGAACAGCGTCGGTAATCTGTCCCTTAGCGCCGCGTGTTACGACGAGCAGGGACGAGTCGTTGAAGATGAGGTCATCGAGGATGCCGAGGTTACGCTGGTACGGGGATACCCCTGTGTCCGAGCGGTACAGCCATGTGGGCTGGTCGGTTGCGATGGTGCCGTCACCGTTGTACATCTTGAGTGGGCGGGAGGCGATGAGGCTGATGATGACGCTGCGGGCGCGGGCAACGGCAGGTACCCTCAGTGCTTCAAGGCGGGTGACGGGTGTGTTGTCAACTCCGAAGATGTCCGACCAGACGAAGGGGGCTAGTGAGCCGTCCTGCCACGGTGAGCGGATTCCGTTTGTCGCGGAGTTGCCAACTGCTCCAGCTACCACCGAGTCGTCAGGTGAGCCGAAGCCGAAGAAGCGTGCGATTGGATTTGCCATTGTATCTAGTTTACCATTCCTTAGGATTACTTAGCACTGATAACGCCGAGCTTGGCTACTTGCACAGGTGCGTCATCGTAAGTTCGGAGAGCCATTGAGAGAGCTTCGGCTGGGGTGATGTCGTCTTCCATGTCGGCCCGTCCAAATCCCCAAGCGGAGTTGCCAATCTTACGGCGGCGAATACGGAGGATAGCTTCATTGAGTGCCTTCTGGTTGTAGTGGCGCACGTTGTGCGTTTCGATTTCACGGATGAGCAGGGCTGCTGCCGTGGTGACTTGCTTGGTTGTCTGCGACACGAGGTTCAGCTTGGGGCGTACGGTGAGCATACCCTGTAGGGACACGAGGACGGTTCCCATGCTTTCGTGTGCGATT